GTATAAGAGACAGGATGAAGAATATATAGATGAATTAGAAAATTGGTAACCCGCCCTACCTTTTAGCGTAAAAAATAGCGATTTGTTTACTGGGGTGGGTAGGTCTTTCCAACTCTACGCTTTATTTTAGAAAGGGGTGATGGCGATTCATAAACAAACGAGAACAAAAAAAATCAATGCTTTTGTTAAAGAAACAAAGAAAAAAATGACTGATTTAGGAACGTATAAGATTGAATTTGACACTACAATCAAGCGATATGCAGAAATGCAACTGCAATATGAAATTTTAAATGAAAAATGGCTTGAAAGTGGATGTGCTGTCACTGAATCTTATACGAATAAAAGCGGTGCAACTAATCAGAGAAAGACTGCATTATATCTTTCAATTGAATCTCTTAGAAAAGAACTTCTGGAAATAGAAAATATTTTTGGTCTTACGCCTAAAGGGTTAAAAGCGATAAAAAATAAAGGACTCGAACAAAACAAAAAGTCCGCTTTAGATAAGGTGTTAGAAAATGTATAAAGGAAAATATTTTGATGAAGTTCTTGAATACGCTAAAGGATGTGTTGAAGGGAATATTATTGCAAATAAATATCGGAAAAAAGCATGTAAAAGATTTCTTGATGATTTGAAAAATGATAAATGGTATTTCAATCCAAAAGATGCTGATTTTGTAATTAATATTATTGAAAAAACAATATGTCACCAGCAGGGTGAAAAAAGAGACGGAACGCCTTTACGTGGTACTCCGTTTTTTTTAATGCCATTTCACAAATTTATTGTCTATAATCTTCTCGGTTTTAAAGAAAAAAATACAATTATAAACAGATGTAAAGAAGCTTTAATTTTTATTCCGCGTAAAAATGTAAAGACTTCTTTTGCTGGAGCATTGGCATATGCGCTTGGATTACTATATAGAAACAGCGGATCGAAAATATATGTAGTTGCAGCAGCATTAAAGCAGACATTAGAAACATTTAATTTTCTAAAGTACAACATAAAGAATATGGGAGAACTGGATGAAGATGGCGGACATTTTCATATAATCGATAACAATAATGAGCATTCTATAAAAGCTGAAATTAGCAGTGGTTTTTTTGAATTAAATGCATTAGCAGCAAATCCAGATGCGCAGGATTCATTTAATGGCAATATTGCAATAGCAGATGAAATACACGCTTTTAAGAAGCCAAAACAATATAATTTATTTAAAGAAATGATGAAAGCATATACCAATAAATTACTTATTGGTATTTCTACTGCCGGTGATGATCCTAATTCATTTTTAGCACAAAGAGTAAAATACTGTAAAAGAGTTCTTGATAAAGAGATAGAAGATGATCAGTATTTTATTTTTATATGCGAAGCAGATATGACTGTCGATGAAGAAGGAAATAAAATACTTGATTATACAAATCCAGTTGTTCATGAAATGGCCAATCCCGCTTATGGTCAATCGATTAGACCTGAAGAATTAATGAATGATGCAATGCAGGCAATGAATGACCCGCAACAGAGAAAGGATTTTTTGGCTAAATCACTTAATGTATTTACTAATCAAATCGATACTTATTTTGATATGAACGTTATTGAAGACAGTGACAGTAAATATAACTGGTCACTCGAAGAATTGGCAAAACTGCCGATAAACTGGTATGGTGGTGCCGATCTTTCAAAGCTGCACGATTTAACCGGTGTATGTCTATATGGGAGATATAAAGATATTGATATTGCAATTACCCATGCTTTTATCCCAATCACAGTAGCGCATCTTAAAGCCGATGAAGATAATATCCCGATTTTTTGGTGGAAAGATGAGGGATGGTTAACAACATGCAACAGTGATGTTATCGAATATGAAGATGTAGTTAAATGGTTTATTGAAATGAAAGATATGGGATTCAAAATAAAATGGATTGGATATGACAGAAGGTATTCGAGAGAGTTCATTTTAAAAATGAAAAAAGCAGGATTTAAAATCAGGGATCAGTTGCAAAGATATGTTGAAAAGACAGAAGCATTTAGAGAAATCGAAAAAAAATACAGATTAAAAAAATTCTATTACGTGCATAACAAAGCTTATGAATACTGTGTTTCCAATGTCAAGGCAATTGAAGACAGTGATGAATTTATAAGATTTCAAAAAGTTATGCCAAATCAACGCATCGATTTATTTGATGCAAGTGTAATCGCATGTAAACAATTATTGATTGCAGGTGAAAAATCAAATAATGCATCAATGTACCTTGATTAGAGGAGGTGTTTAAAATAGCAAAAAAGAATAAGAAAAATAGAAATAGAGATAAACCAATTTCAAAAGGCAGTGCAAATGAAATTGGTTTTTTTGTTGATGATTGGGATACTTTAGCAAGTTATGGTTATACAAGACTTGCAGATAACCCTGAAATAATCAGTGCTGTAAATAAGATATCAAATCTTATTTCAACAATAACAATTCATCTCATGGAAAATACTGATAACGGGGATCAGCGAATTAAAAATGAACTGTCTAGAAAGATTGATATAAATCCTAATGAATATATGACAAGGGCAACTTTTATCTCGGCATTAGTAAGAATATTACTGCTTGAAGGTAACGGTAATGCAGTTATTTATCCTGAAACAAAAAACGGATTGATAGAAAATCTTTTTTTGATGCAACCTGGTCAAATATCATTCATTCAAGACGGATTTGGATATTATATGTCGTTTAATGGACATAAATTTACAAATCACGATTTAATTCATGTTGTTTTAAATCCAGATCCATATTATCCGTGGCGCGGGTCAGGGTGCCGAAGTTCATTAAAAGAAGTATCTTCTACGTTAAAACAGGCATCAAAGACAAAAAAAGGATTTATGGAAACAAAATGGAAACCGTCCATTATTGTAAAAGTTGATGGGGTGGTCGAAGAATTTGCAAGTAAAACCGGTCGTGAAAAGCTTCTTTCAAAATATATAGAATCAAGCGAAGCTGGTCAACCGTGGATAATTCCTGCTGATCAGTTTGAAATAGAAACAGTAAAACCACTTTCATTAAATGATCTTGCAATAAAAGACAGTATAGAGCTGGATAAAAGAACAGTTGCCAGCATTTTAGATATACCGACGTTCGTACTAGGAGTTGGAGCGTTCAACGAAAAAGAATGGAACAATTTTATCTCTACTAGAATTAGAGGAATATGTGTGGCAATTGAACAATCATTCACTAAAGCATTGCTGATAAATCCAAGCTGGTATTTTAAATTTAATTTTCGTTCACTGTACGCTTACGATATAACAACTTTATCAAACGTTGGGTCAAATCTATATACAAGAGGAATTATAACAGGAAATGAAGTACGTGATTCGTGCGGATACTCACCAAAAGAAGGTTTGGATGAACTTGTGATTTTAGAAAATTATATCCCACAGGGCATGATTGGAGATCAAAAGAAACTGCTCCAAGGAGGTGATGATGATGGATAGAAAAAACAGGCAAATGAGGAGCATTCTTTCAAAATTTAATACACGCAGTGATGATGGAAAAATGTTCATTGAAGGGTATTTTTCCGTTTTTAATTCTTCATACGAATTGTGGGATGGTGTAACCGAAGAAGTAGCTCAAGGGGCTTTTGATGAAACATTAAGCGAGGATATTCGTTGTCTTATCGATCATGAAACAAGGCTTGTGCTAGGTCGAAATAAATCAGGAACATTGGAGTTAAAAACTGATGCACGAGGCCTATGGGGAAAAGTTGAAATAAATCCTAATGATCAGGATGCAGTTAATTTATATGAACGTGTAAAAAGAGGTGATGTTGATCAATGTTCGTTCGGTTTCGAAATTCTTGATGAAGAATTTATTGATAACAGTGACGGTACAGCTAAATGGATAATTAGAAAAGTGAAATTATACGAAGTATCAATTGTCACTTTTCCGGCCTATGAGGATACTTCGGTTTCAGCAAGAAAAAAAGATATTGAAACAATTAATAAAAGAAAAATAACTACATTTAAAAGTGACTTAATTAGGAAACTGAAAGGAGATAAGTGATGGCACTAAAAGTTTTAATGTTGAGAAAGAAAAAAGAAAATAAACAAAAAGAACTTGATGAATTAAGAAATAACAGTGATTTTGAAACTCGTGAAAAAGAATTAGAGGCTGCAGTTAATGAACTAGATGAAAATGCAACCGAAGAAGAAAAAGAAACAGTTGAAAATGAAGTTAATCAATTTGAACAGGAAAAACGTGAATTTGAAGAAAAAGAAAAAAATTTAGAACAGGAAATCAAGGATATTGAAGAAGAAATTAAAGCTGAAGAGGAAAAACAACCTAAACCTGATTCAGATAACAGTTCAACAAAAAATAAAAATGAAAGAAGGGCAGGTAATTTAATGGAAACAAGAGATAAATTTTTTGGATTAAATATGGAACAGAGAACGGTGTTATTTCAAAATGAAGAAGTAAAATCATTTATGAGTAATTTACGATCTTTATTTGGAAAAGAAAAACGTTCCACTAAAAATACAGAATTAACTATTCCGGTTAATTTTTTACCGATGATTAAACAAATTATAGAAGAAAATTCAAAATTGTTAAAATATACTAATTTATCATCTATTACTGGAACAGGGCGAATTATAATTATGGGTACTTACCCAGAAGGCATCTGGACGGAACAATGCGCTTCATTAAATGAGTTGGATTTAGGGTTCAATGATGTAGAAGTAGATGGCTTTAAAGTTGGAGGATTCTTTAAAATTTGTAATGCAATTTTAGAGGATAATGATGTAAATTTAGCAGGTGAATTTATCAATGCACTAGGTATCGCTATTGGAAAAGCTATCGATAAAGCAATTGTATATGGAACTGGTATTAAAATGCCGGTCGGTTTTGTAACTAGATTATCACAGGAAACAAAACCGGATAACTATTCATTGACTGGACGTGAATGGAAAGATTTACATACATCAAACATTATTACAATCACTGGGAAAACAGGAATTGAATTATTTAAAGAGCTTGTCAAAGCAAGAAAAGTAATCGTCAATGATTACAGTTCTGAAAATCTTTTATGGATCATGAATGAAAAAACACATTTAGATCTATTAGTTGAAGCAATGTCGACTAATGTATCTGGTGCAATCGTTAGTGCAATGACTGGAAATACAATGCCAGTTGCAGGAGGTATTATCGAAGAACTTAATTTTATGGCCGATGGTGATATAGCTTTTGGCTATATGAAAAATTACAAAACAGTAGAAAGAAAAGGTGTACAAATCGCACAATCCGATCAAGTTCTTTTCTTAGACGATCAAACTGCATTTAAAGGAACTGCTCGATATGATGGAAAACCGGTTATTGATGAGGCATTTGGTATTTTAAATATCAGTGGGACAGCTCCAACAAAATCTGTTATCTTTGCACCAGATAAAGCAAATTCAGGAGATGTGGAACTTTCAGAATTGACAATCGGTACGTCGAAATTATTCCCAAATTTTGATCCAAAAACAAATGAGTATATGATTGCTAATGTTAGTACAGCAACTTCTAAAATAACTGTAAAAGCAGCTAATGAAAAAGCAACTGTAACAATAAAAAATAACGAAACACCTGTTACAAATGGTCAAAACGCAACATGGACTGCAGGTGAAAATAAATTAACTGTTAATATTAAGTACGGTACACAAGAAAATACATATACTGTTACAGTAAATAAAGGAGCATAAAAAAATGAGTATCTCTGAAATGTTGGAAATACTCAAATTAAATCTTCAGATAACAAAAAATAATAATTCTAATGATGAATTGTTAATTTTTTTAATCAATCAAGCAAAAGGTCTGATCAAAAAAGAAGGTATTATTGATGATGGAAGCAATGATTATTCAGGGGCGGTAATTGATTATGCCGCCTTTCTTTTTAGAAAAAGAAACAGCAGTGAAATTAAAATGCCAAAACATTTAAGATATGAACTGAATAATATTTTATTCAGTCAAAAAACGAGGTGATTAAATGGTATTCGATGATGGTATTTTAAAAGTTTATAGTGTACAGGATATTTCAGAAAAAGGCGATAAACCAAAATTTGAATATAGCTATTTAAATTCACATTATTTTTCATATTCAACAGTTGGTGTTACGCGACATTATACCGCAAAAGCTAATAATGAGCTTATTGAAAATGTTGTTAAGATATATCAGGACAGGAGTATAAAAATTGATGATGTTATTGAAATAGAAAACGATTTCTATAAAGTTCTATTAATTCAGCATACAGTTGATGAAGATGGTATAAAAATATCAACGATTAGTTTATCGCGCTATGAAGAGTTTAGTAAAAAAATTAAAACATATTAGAGATATTCTAATTACATGCAGTGATAAAGTTTATCATTATGATGCACCAAAAGGGCTCCAAAAATATATCGTCTGGGCAGAAGATGGTGAAAGTAATCCGCTAGAACTTGACAATAATAAACTTGAACAAGTTATCACTGGAACAATCGATTTATTTAGTAAAAATGAATATGATGAATTAATTGACAAAATTCAAGATGCTCTTAATAAAAATTGCATTTCTTTTAATTTGAACTCTGTTCAGTATGAAGACGAAACAGGGTATATACATTATGAATGGAGATTCGAAATCTAATGGCATCAATAGAAAATGATGATCTTAATGACTATATTAAAGAACTTGAAAAACTCGAAAAGAAAACAACACAAAAAATAATCGGCTCAAGTATTTATGCAGGAGCTGGAATTATTGCTGACGAGATAAAAAAAGAAATAGATGGATTAAAGGTAGGCAATGAAGGCGGAAGATTAAATGTAACCGCAGTAGAAAAAAAAGAATTAAAAGAAGGCTTCGGTATAGCACCGCTTCGATACAGAAACGGTGATTATGATGTAAAAATAGGATTTGCTGGTTATGGTCATAAAACGAAAAAATATAAACAAGGTGTCCCGATTCCTTTAATTGCTAGAGCAGTTATATCTGGAACATCTTTTAGAAATAAAAATGATTTTGTCGGCAGAGCTGTTCGTAGAAAAAGAAAAATGTGTTTAAATAAAATGGACAAGGTTTTTAATGAAGAAATTGAAAAGGAGATGAAAAAATAAATGGCAAAAATGGGACTGAGTAAGCTGGTATTTTCTAAATATTCAGCAACAGGAAATACTGTAACTTACAGTGAACCGGTCAACACTGAAAAATTAGCAGAATATTCAACAGAATTTAATTCTGGCGATTCTAACGATTTATATCTAGATAATGCCGTAGCAGAAAGCGATGTTGGTACTTTTAGCGGTGGTACAATTAATATTACAGTTGGAGGTTTGACGAATGAAACTTCTAAACTTATTTTAGGTGTAACTGAGCAAACGATCAGCTATGGAGAATCTAGCGATGTAAAAGAAATTGTTTATGATGAACAAATTGAGATATCAGAACTAGGCGTAGGTTTAATTGAAATGCATAAAAATAACGGTGTTATTTTTTATCGTGCAGTTCATCTTGCAAGGGTTCAGTTCAATATTCCTAACGATTCTGCAACAACAAAGGGAGAAACAGTTGAATGGCAGACACAGGAGATAAGTGGTAAAATTTTACGTTCGGACCACGTTAATGCGAAATATGTACATCCTTGGAAATTTACCGCAGATTTTGATACTGAAGAAAAAGCTCTTGAATATTTAATGTATAAAGGAGGAAAAACAGAATGAGAGTATCGTTTCTAGAAATCGAGGGTAGAAAATACCCTCTTTGTTTTTCTTTAGCAACTAGTGAAATGATCACCAAAAAATACAAGAACATTAAAATGATGAGCAAAAATTTAAATGATAAAAATTTTCCTTTGAATCGAAAACTCGATATGGTATGCGATATTTTATCGGCATTGATGAAAAGCGGGTGTGATTATTACAACATTTTTAATAAAACAATATATGATAATGCACCGACCGATCGAAACGGTAAATTAATAGCATTAAAAAAAGAACAACTGAAATTCTGTATTGGGATGGATGAAGAATCCATTAATAATATCGTTAAAAAAGTTAATGAATGCATTGCAACAGGGCAAAGGAAAAATATAGGAACATCAACAAAAGGCAAAAAAAAAAGAAAGTATTATATTAAGGGGCGATGCTAATACATACATGAAAGCACAGGCATATATGTGTAATATTCCATCACGTGAATTTTCTTCGATGCCTATTGGTGAATTGTCTGATATTATTGATGCTTCAAAAATTTTAAACGGGTACTGTGATGAAGTTGTTTACAATGAAAATAACGAAGAAAAATATGGATATATTCCAGATTTGAGGTGATTGAATGGCATATGATATAGGGCCTCGAATTACGATAAAAGGCGAAAAAGAATTTAACAGTCAGATAAAATCTATTAATGAAAGTTTAAAAGTTTATGGCAGTGAATTAAAAGCCGTTTCTAGTGAATTTGAAAATAACGCAAAAAGTCAAGATGCACTTATTGCAAAAAATAAAATTCTGGAAAAACAATACGATACACAGAAACAGAAATTAAATCTATATGAAGAACAATTAAAAAAGCGGACTAAACTTTTAAATGAACAGGAGCAGGAATTATCTAAATTAACTCAAGAATATGGTGAAAATTCAAAGGAGGTTTTAAAAGCTCAAAATGCATATAGAGCTACAGAAAGCGATATTTCTAAATTAAAAACCTCGATAAATGAAACTACTGCATTTACTAATAAATTATCAAATGAAATAAATCAAAATAACAGATATTTAGATGAGATGCAAGCGGGTACACGTGATGCTGCGACAGGTTTAAAAAAACTTGGTGATGAAGCAAATGATGCACAAAAAGATATCGCAGATGTAGGCGATACAGTTAAAGGGGCTTTTGCAACAACTGAATTAGCTGATGCTGCAGGAAATCTTGCGGATAATATGAAGGCTGTCGTTGAAGAATCGAAAGAACATTTAAAAATAATGGGCGCTTTAGAAACATCAAGCGAAAGAGCAGGATACAGTGCCGAACAGACAGCTGAAACTTATAAACTATTATACGGTGTATTGAATGACGATCAGACTGCTGCTACAACAACTGCAAATTTGCAGGCACTAGGATTAGAACAGGAAGATCTTATTAGGATAACAAATGGAGCAATTGGTGCATGGGCGAGATATGGTGATTCTATTCCAATTGATGGATTAGCTGAATCAATTAATGAAACTGTAAAAGTTGGGACTGTAACAGGAACTTTTGCAGATGTATTGAATTGGGCTGGCACTAGTGAAGATGAATTCAACAAAAAACTAGAAAAAGCAAACACTACTAGTGAAAGGGCAAATATTGTTCTGCAAGAATTGGCATCACAAGGTCTTATTGAAAGTGCTAATGCTTTTCGAGAAAATAACAGTGCTCTTGTTGAAAGTAATGAGGTACAAGCTGAATATCAAAATTCGTTATCTGAACTTAGTGAAAATCTTATGCCGATCATCACCGATATTACTGAAGCTATAACATTTTTAATAGATGGTTTTAATAATCTGCCTGGTCCGGTTCAAACTATTATAACAGTAATAGCTGGATTTATTGCGGTTCTAGCTATGCTTTCACCTGTACTTTTTTCTATAAGTACATTAATGTCAACATTGGGGATTACTGCTGCTGTTGCAAATATTGGAATGTTACCAATTATTGGGACAATACTTGGAATTATCGCAGCGGTAACAGCGGTAATCTTAATATTTCAAAATTGGGATAATATCGTAAAATGGTTTTCGAAAAATTTTGAAGCATTTAAAAATTGGATTGGTGAAACAGTAAATTCAATTGGTGAATGGTTTGGAAATATGGGTGCAAATATAAAAGGTGCATTTCTCGATCTCTGGGATCAAATTTATGGTTTTTTTAGTAATCTTTTTGAAAGTGCAGTTGAGTGGGGCAGTGATATGATTGACGGATTTGTAAAAGGAATCAAAAAAGCTGTTGGTAAAGTTACTGATGCAGTAAAAGGAGTAGCAGATACAATTACTTCGTGGTTACATTTTTCTAGACCAGATGTTGGTCCGTTGCGTGAATATGAAAAATGGATGCCGGACATGATGGATGGATTATCGAGGGGAATTAAAAACAATAGGTGGAAGGTCGAAGATGAAATCGCAATACTTGCTGAAAATATGAGATTGAATCCAGATGTTCAGCAAACGGCATATACAAGATATGAAGGTTCTACAATAATTAATTTAATTACTAATCTAGATGGAAAAGTGATTGCTAAAAGCACAGAAAAAATTTATGGAAATCGCCAGAGAAGTCGACAATTATCAAGGGGGTATTAAAATGTATGACATATATTTAGATGGGAAAAGTTGTGTAAGACAAGGAATTTTACCAATTTCACGTCCAAATATTCCCAGCCCTGTTAAAAAAATTAATGAATATGATGTATTAGGCCGTGATGGAAAACTTTACGAAGATACTGAATTTTATGAGGACATCGAAATTTCGGTGTCTTTTAATTATATGGTCGATAAAAATAGATGGTTTGAGATGTTCAGGATATGTAAGAAATTCTTTAAAGATGTAAAAGAACTGCAGTTTAGCGATGATGTAAACTTTTATTATCGCATAAAAAAAGTAGATATAAAAACAGATGAAAGGACATCAAAACGCTTAGGAAAATTTGATGTTACATTTATTGTTGATCCATATACATATTTGATAAACGGTAAAAATAAAATACCTCTTCAAAAAAATTTAATGAACTTTTATGAAAAATGTAAACCAGTTTATGTAGTTAATGGTGAAGGTTTATGCAATTTAAATGTAAATGGGCATGTGGCTATATGCAATGTGAGTGGAACTTTAACAATAGATACTGATTTGAAATTAAGTTATCGTGATAATGGCGAATTATCCAATACTGCAGTTAAATGTGATTATGATGAATTAGTATTTAAAGAAGAAAATAATACTCTATCTGCCACTGCTGGATTTGTAGTAGAAATAATACCAAATTGGAGGTGTATTTAATGATTCAAATATATAGAGCTGACAACAGTGATTATAGTATGAATGGCGATAGTGTTATAAATCCGACAAAATGTATTTTAGAAGCAGATATAACGGGAAATTGGATTGTTTCAATGATACATCCGCTTGATGATAAAACTGAATTAATTACAGAAAACGCTGTAATATGTGCAGATACATTTATTGGTAAAAATCAACTTTTTAGGATATATGACATTGAAAAAGATGATGAAAATATAACCTGCAGTGCTTATCCGATATTTTTTGATTCAAAAAATGACTGCTTTTTATTTGATGTTAGACCAACTGATAAAAATGGGCAGGAGGCATTAAATATTATGCTTTCACAAAACGATAAATATAGTGCAGAAAGTGATATTAAAAAGCAAAATACTTCTTACTATGTTCAAAAAAATTTTATGGAGGCATTAAATGGAAATGATGAAAACAGTTTTATAAATAGTTGGGGTGGTGAAATAGCATATAACAATTTTAAAATAATTGTTAATGAAAAGATTGGAACTGATAATGGAGCAAGAGCAGAATTCGGTTATAACTTAACTGGAATAAAAGAACATATTGATATGACAGAAGTTGTAACACGTTTAATTCCAACAGCCTACAACGGGTATACATTGCCTGATAATGAAGTAATTGACAGTATCAATATTGATAAATATCCAATTATTTATACTAAAGTTGTTAATTATGATGATATTAAACTAAAAGAAGATGCTAGTGAAAATGATGAAGAAAACGGCATTATTATTTGCGATAACTTAGAAGAATTATATGAAGAATTGCGAAAGAGAGCTAAACTCGAATTTGAAAACGGAATAGATGTACCGTTAATTGATTATGAAGTTGATATGCTTGATCTTTCAAAAACTGAAGAATATAAAGAATTTAAAAATTTAATTAAAATTAGTCTAGGGGATGTTATACACGTAAAACATAAACGTTTAAATATTGAAACATCGGCAAGAGTAGTTGCTTTAGAATACAATTTAATTACACAAGAAAATGAACAATTAACATTAGGAGATTATCGTACATCTTATTTCGATAATGTAGGGTCTGTAATTAGTTCAGTAGAAAAAGTAATCGATACAGAAACCAATACAGTGATGGGAGAAAAAATTGCAGGAGTAATTGATCTTCTAACTACTTCGTTAAAAGCGCAGAAAGATATTGCAAAAAAACAGGATGTAAGAGCAATCTTGTTTGAAGATTTAGACCCTGAAAGTCCAACTTTTGGTGCTTTATGCATTGGAACACAAGGGCTTCAGGTTGCGAAAAAAAGAGACGAAGATAACAGTGACTGGATATGGGGCACTGCTATAAATTTTGAGGGCATAATCGCAAATTATGTTATAGCTGGGATTCTAGCTGACAAATTAGGAAAAAACTACTGGGATTTGGATAACGGTAAACTAGTAACAGAAGATATGGTTGCTAACAATGCTAGAATAACAGGAACTTTGAATGGAACGACTATCAATGGTGGAAAGATTAACGGTGTAGATATTTCTACAGAAAAGGATATAAGTATTGGGCGTAACATTAATTTAGTTGGTAATACAAATTCTATTTTTGCAGTACTGATGGCAGGAAGAACTGTACTTAGATTCATTGGTGGTTCTGTTCCAACTACATCGGTCGACGGAACAAATGTACAGCTTTTAGCTGATAATCATATATTAATAGATGGTCGTTCTATTTCTACTTCAGTCCCAATTTCAACTGGTTCAGATGCAAGATTAAAGAAAAATATTAACGAAGTTGATATATCTTCATTAATTGATGATTTAAAAATAAAAAGATTTGATTACAAAGAAGGTATAAAAAATGTTGTAGGTGTACTTGCTCAAGATTTAGAAGGTAGTGTGTTTAGTAAATATATTTTAAGGAAAAATGAAAATGGATTTTTATCAGTTGATTATAATGCGCTATCAATGGCATGTATTCAAAAAGTTAGAAAATTATCAGAAAAGATAAATGAGATGGAGCGTGTAATTAATGAAATTAACAATTAATGAATTAAATTTGAGCAGCGATACACTTGCCATACCTGCTCAAGGTAGTGCGAATGTTCCAGTTGAAGTAGAAAATATTTCTTCTAAATACAGTGATTATGCAATTATTCCATGTCTGGGGTGGATTAAAAACGGTAGAGTTGTTTCAACAACTAGAAGTATTTCAAAAGAAAATATATTCACAATACCACCAGAGTTTTTTAAAAATTCAGGGGCAATTTATATATCGATTGGTCTTGTTAAAAACGATGAAAAAATTATGACTAATCAAATTGTATTTTTTGTGTCAGAAGCTCCCAATTCAGAAATCGAATTACCTTCTGATGGAACATGGGAAACTGCAGTATCTTCACTTGTTACATCATTATTCAATGAGAGATTTCAAAACGAAATTAATAAAATATTAGAGGATGCCAAAACTCTTAATCAAGAAACAAAAAATTTGCAAGAACAAATAAATACAGCTATTAATTGCTTAGGCGAATATGAATGGAATGGCACACAAATTAGATTTAAATTAGGCGATGGTAACTGGGGTGAATATCACGATATTGCGGGTGATTTTGTAACAAAAGAAGAATTAACAAGCGCAACCAACACAGTAAAGCTGCTATATTTAATTATGCACCCTGTAGGCGATATAGTATTTAATACATCTGGTGTAAATCCAGGTACAATTTACGGCGGAACATGGACAGAATGGGGAAAAGGGCGTGTTCCTGTTGGTGTAGATACTGATCAAACAGAATTTAATATTGTTGAAAAGACAGGTGGAAAAAAAGAACAAGTATTAAGAGCCTCAATTGGTGCCGTAAGTAGTAATACAGGTTCGATTGGCTATGCTAACACACCACCTACACCAAATCACGACGTTTATCAAATGGCTATATATGGAACTCCTGATACTACACCACGTACTGCTAATCACGCAACAGAGGTTTGGCAAGATAACGGGCAAGGCCCAACAACACTACAGCCATATATCACTTGTTATATGTGGAAAAGAACAGCTTAGGAGGTGGATAAATGATTAAAATTTGCAACGACAGAAGTGTTTTTCCTAACATTATTAAAATATCAAATCAATACGAAAACGATACAAAAATCATTGATTTTGACTTGGAAGATGTACAATTCACGGGCAACACATATTTAATTTGTAAATATCAAAACGAAGATGAATATTATGCTCCTTTGCTGTTAGATTCAAATAATTCTATTCCTGTTAAAACATTTTTAAGTCAAAGAGCTGGAATGTACGAATGCTTAATAATTATATCTAATGTAAAAATTGATGAAAATTATGATTTTTCAAATGACAATCCTTTGTTTGTATCAAATTTATTCAATATTTATATTAGTAAAAATTATTTAAATGGTACTGCAAAACAATGGGAATTAAGCTCAGAAATGAAAAATTACTACGATCGTTTAATTGCGTTAGTTGATAAAGTTCAAGAAGATTTAAATAATGGGACTTTTAATGGAAATGGTATTAAAAATATCATGAAAACCGGAAGTGTGGGCTTAGTTGATACATATCAAATTTTATTCACAAATAGTTCAACATTTGATTTTCAAGTAACGAATGGAGCAACGCCTGCTATTACTATTCAAAATGGCGTATGGTTTGTAAATGGAATTAGTACAGGGGTTTCAGCTAAAGGTGAAAAAGGTAACAAGGGAGAACAGGGGAAATCAGCTTATCAGGTGGCTGTTGACAATGGTTTTGAAGGGACTGAAGAAGAATGGCTGGAAAGTTTGAAATACTATAACAGTGAAGAATTTGCACAACTTGCTGAGCAAATAAGAGAAGATGCAAATACTGCTTCAAGTGCGTCTCAAAGCGCTGCTCAAAGCAAAAAAAGCGTTGATGAAACTGTAGCACAATTTAACAGTGATTATACTGCTAAAGTTAATGATTTTTATAAAAAAGTAACTGATGCTAATACTGATTTAGAAACTAAGCTGGGTCAAGCAAATACAGCAATTGATACTAAAATTCAAGAAGCTACAGAACAGGCACAAAAAGCCACTGATGAAGCAAATAGAGCGGAGCAGGCAACCGATGGAAAGTTAGATAAGAATTTAGGTGTAGAGAACGCAGGAAAGTCTTTGGTTGTTGGTGAAAATGGTGAGATTGTTTGCGGTGAATCAGGGATAAACGAGGATGAAGTAAACAAAATAATTGACAAAGCTATTGATGAAAAACTTTACACTCAAGAAGAAGTAGATTATATGCTTGCTGACAAAATGGACAAGCCTTATGTTCCAATCACGATTACAGACAATGCAACTATTACTGATGCACTAGAGGGTAATTTCAAGATTGATAAAATAAAAGGAAATACTTATCAAAATGTAGAAGAAAATATCCTGCCCACACCAGACAGACCCGTGCCTATCAACAGTAGAAAAGTTTTAGCAAATGATAGTTATGTTGAACTGAGAAGCTTGAAAGAAAGTAAGAACTTGTTTGATAAAAATTTATTAGTTGCAAACTCTAATGATACTCAAAAAGATTCGCTAACTATTCAGTTGAAAGATAAAGAAACTTATACAATATCATGCTCAAAAAATGGTATTGAAAGTATATTAGGAGTTAGAGCTACACGAAAATCAGATAGCGCTGATACCGAAATCATGTTATTACGCGGAACTACTGAACAAGGTTCTTTTACAGTTGATTATGCAACATATGAAAATTATATTATAAGAATATATAAAAATGCTTATAACATAATCAACACTATACAATTAGAGTTAGGTTCATCAGCTACATCTTATGCACCCCCAATAGTCCGTGATTACAAAATAGTAGATCATGCGAATAAGACAAGTAAGATTATTAGGAATGTTGGTTTATATGTAGATGATAAAACTGGTGACAGTTGGGCTGTTTATGATTTGAAAGGAAATTATAAATATGGATATTTACTTCAAATCAAAGATATGAAACCTTCTGACAGAATAGCGTCGTATGTTAATACATTTAGATGCGAACACAATGCTAATCTAAGTCATGAATATGCATTGTGGATGGGAGTAAATAATAATTATCTTTATTTTACGAAAACAGATTTCACAACATTAGATGAATGGAAAGCGTGGTTAGCTAGCAATGATTTAAGTTTATTGTATCCTTTAGCAACCCCAGTTGAGGAACAAATAACTTACCTCGAAGATGATGTTAGTGAGGTCGGTTATAGCTGGCAGGATACGACTAGTCCTAGTCCTACAATTCCGGCAGAAATTAAAGGCGTTGAGGAAATTGATATTTTGAAAACGGGGAAGAATTTGTTAAATGAAGCATTATTAAAAAATGCAGATGATTATGATAAAACTTTAAACTCGCAAGGGTTTTGGGAATATATTTTGTATTTAAAACCAAATACTAAATACACTATATCACGCGAAAACACCATAGGATATCAATTGGGCTATCATATTAGGGTTGGCACTATACGAAATAATTTCAATTCTAGTACATGGTTTGTCGCATCACATGCAAATAATGAAAATAAACAAGCAATAACTATAACGACTAATGAAGATGGTATTGTAGTGTTGTATTTTAATAACACCATAGAACTTATCAAAAAATGTTTAGAAACAATAGGATATCTTCAACTTGAACTAGGAGATACCGCAACTGCCTACGAACCTTATCAAGGGCAACGTGTTAATATCACACTACCGCAACCAATGTATCAAGGTGATGTCGCAAACGTTGAAAGTGGTGAGTATGAATATGAAAAGCAAAAGTATGTTGTTACGGGGAATGAAGAATTTATTCAAGATTATCAAGCTCAAAGCGGTTATTATGGTAGATTTTTTAATTTAGGAAATGCTGTACAAGATGGATCAGGTAAATGTAATTGTTTCACTCACACGATAAGTATTTGGAACATGGCGAGTGAAGGATTTTGTCAAAACTCAAATACTCAAATTCATATTAAATTCAGCAATGACCGTTTAGGAATTACAGACAATACACCCGTAGAAGAAAAAAGATTAGCATTTGCAAACTACTTAAAACAGTTATACGAAAGCGAAAATCCTTTGTATGTTGTAGTTAAAGTAACTAAAACTACGCAACCAATCTCCGAAGAGGATTTAGCAAAATCGAAATCGTTACGAACTAATGCGGGTATAAATAACATATTCATTAATGGCGAAGTTAAGCTGAGTATTGAAGCACGTTATCCGCAAAATGTCGTGTTAGCAGTTAATAGACTTCAAAATAAATTACTAACTTTGCAAGAGGAGGTGGTTAAAAATGTATAGTGTTATAAAAGATGTATTAACAAAAGGCGACTTTGAATTAGTTGATATGTTAAATAAAATTAATAAATTATGGGTAGAAAACAGTTTAACCGAAGAAGAACGTGACGAATTGATTGATTTAGCGAGACAAAACGCAATCCCCGATAATTCGTACGCTGAAAATACAAAGCAAATTGAATTGCTTTGGAAAGAGATTGAAATCGTTAAGAGTAGGTTAAACAATTTAGAAAATGATAGCGGAACAGTTGAACCGCCTACCGAAGAAGAATACCCTGAATATAAACAGCCAACGGGGGCGCATGATGCATACAACAATGGCGATAAAATTACTTACAACGGAAAGAAATACGAATGTATTAAAAACAATGTTGTATGGAATCCGCATGATTATCCACAAGGTTGGAAATTAATTGAAGAAGAATAAAATCGTTAAAAAGCACTCTAATTAAGAGTGTTTTTTATATATTAAAAAACAGAAAGTGAGGAAATTTATAATGAAAGTAAAAAAATATGATTTAAAACAATGGGCTAGAGCAGCAGGTATTAGAGCTGTCAAAACGATTGCACAAACTGCAGTCGCAACAATCGGTACAGCTACAGTAATACAGGATGTAAGCTGGGTAATGATTGTTAGTGCTTCTTGCTTAGCGGGAATTGTTTCTATTTTAACAAGTGTTGCTGGTCTACCAGAATTAGACGCAAATTTAGAAGAAGAATAAAATGGATCAAGGAAATTTTTATATATTGCTATTTGGCGCGATAGGCGGAATAAGTGTTATTGTTGCACCGCTTTTAAAATTGAATTCTAATATTGTTAAATTAAATGCTAATATGGAACATCTTATAGAAAATATGAAAAAGCATGATAGTAAAATAGAAAAAATTGAAGATGAGCTTTATGATATTAAACACGAACAAGCAAATCACGAAACAAGATTAAAAAGTTTAGAAAAGAAGATATAAAGAGAGCGTATAGCTCTCTTTTAAAGTAGGAGGAAAAATAATGAGTAATGTAGAAAATATTTTAAACCAAGCACGTGCTTGGTTTGATTGTAAAGAAAGTGACGGAAGTCACAAAGAAATTATTGATACTTATAATGGTCATAAACCATTAGCAAGAGGTTATAAAGTAAAATACAGTGATAACTGGTGCGCGACTTTTGTTAGTGCATGTGCTATTAAAACTAATTTAATTAATATTATTCCACTTGAATGTTCGTGTGGTGAAATGATTGAATTAGCTAAACAGATGAATATTTGGAATGAAAATGATGATATTACACCTAAAGCTGGGGATATTATTATGTATGATTGGGATAATCAAGATGGTTGGCCAGAGCATGTAGGAATTGTTGAAAGTGTTACAAATAATCAAATTACAGTTATTGAAGGTAATAAAAATAATGCTGTAGGTCGTAGAGTTATTAATGTAGGAAATGCAAGTATTAGAGGTTATATTCAACCTAACTATGATGGAAGTGTTACAAATAATCAGCCATCAAATCCAGTAAGTAATGAAAAAGCTGTAAATTATAAAGTTAAGGTAAATACTAAAAGTGGTGTTAATTGTCGCAAAGAATCAAGTGTCAGCAGTGCTAAAATTACTGCTTATGCAAATGAAACTGTATTGAATGTTACAAAAGAGCAAAATGGTTGGTTATATGTAAATGATACAGGCTGGGTAAGTGAGCAATATTGTGTTAAAGTAACTGGTTCTTCTTCATCTAGCAATCAATCATGGAAAGGTGATACAAAATATTATCTTGAAAATGTTGCGGTTGGAGAATGGCAAACTGCAATGAATAAAGGTTTCGATACTGATGAACTTGAAGTTGACAAAAAATTCGGTGCAAGTAGTCAGGCTTTTGCAAAAAATCATTTGTTGTGGTCTGGTCAGACTCATAACTGCCCTACAGCGATTAAGTGGTTGCAATCACGTTTAAAAGAAAGATATGGATTTACTAAAATTGAAGTAAATGGAAAATGGAGCAGCTATTTAGATGCGTGCATTAAGACATTTCAAAAAAATAGAGGATTAAATCAAGATGCAAAAGTTGGGCTTGAAACAACCTATTGGTTATTGGAAGGAACTATAATGTAAATGAAGCATAAAAGTACAACGTTTATCAGTATTATTTTAGTTATAGTTGCTTGTATAACGATTGCTGTTACTTTTGTTGATTACGAAAGGACAATCGATCAACAAAAACAGCATATCAAGTTATTACAAGAAGAATTAAAAGAAATTCAAGGAGATAGCGAATATTATAAATCTCAATATAAAAAATATTTTGAATTAAGTGAAGAATTGCAAAATCAAATAGGAGTTTATTCAAATTAAAAAGACCTAGGGCTTATGCTCTAGGTCTTTTTAATATCCTCTCTAATTAATTTTTTCACGAGGGTATTAAACTTTTTCCCTTCGATATATTTTAATATATCTTTATCTATTTCTTTATTTAATTGTACCGATTTGGTAACTGTATTTTGCGCGTTATATTTGTTACGCGCTTTTTTTTGCGCTTCTGTTGCCATATAACCTCCTTTATTTTTTTTATTTGTTCTTGATTTATTTAATTTTTATTTGTATAATAAATATGTAATTTAATCATTATATGAAATGTAAATTATAC